AGCTGAAAAGGAAAAGAAGAAACTTGAAGAAGGTGATAACTATTACGATTATGAAGATTCGTTCACTTGGACATTTTACAAATTAGCAACCATAAAAGGATATGTAGATATTCGTTGGTATGGTTCATCAAACGGCTATTATTCAGAAAGTGTGGATTTAGTAAAAGTTGTTCAATTCCGGTTTCCATTTTACTTATTTTTATTTACAAATATACAAAATAATTTCTATATTTCCAAATTTTACTTACACAAATACATCATATTCCTGGTGTATAAGTGAAGGAAAACTGGACAAATAAACGAGTTATAAAACAGTTTATTCACATTTTAATTTTACCACATTCAGTACATTCAAAATAATATACTGCTGGTCCACCTCTTCTCATATAATCATGTTCACAAACCGATTTTATAACACCAAATAAACTCAATAAAAGGTTGTGTGCTTCGTTTTCAGTTATTGTTCCCTGTTCAAGCTCTTTTCCTATTTTGATAATTTGTTCTTTCATATCTTTTACTGCGTTTATTTGCAACCGTTAGGTTCAATTAAATTATTGTTTTGAGTTTTTTAGTTTTTCTATCCACTCATTTTTGAACCAATCAATGTTTTTGATTTTTTCCACAAACATAACTTTTGTCATTGGGTCTGTATCAAAAGAATATCGTTCAATCAATGATTGTTTTTCAAATGTTGAAATACACAATTAGTAACTTAATAAGAAAGTAGTATGTAAGAGAAAGACACCCACGTAATCGGTAAACGAGTGGAATTAATTAAAATGGAGGGAGAACCTCAAATGGAATCGGGAATGAAAGGAGTAATCGAATCGGTAGACGACCTTAATCAGTACCACGTTAGGTGGGACAACGGGAGTAAATTGGCGATAATACCCGAACAAGATGAATTTAAAATCTTATAAAAGAAAGACCTCAACGAAAGTTGGGGTTTTTTTATGGTTTTCGTTACGGTTTTTACGCTGCAGGAATCGTCATGTTAATCGGCAACTGAAGCTTTAAACGCAGCGGAACCTACACTAATCGTTACTAATCAATGCCTTTCTTGCGGATTAAGTTTCACTGTGAACCAACATGGACAGGAGTGGTGAAAAAATAATTCATAAAATGTTTGGTATTTCAATATAAAGGTATTACATTTGTACTCACAAAAACAAAGACTATGAACATACAAGAATTTGCTAAACATTCAGAAGCCAGGCTTTTTAGTTTAGAATTATTTGAACAATTACCAATCCATAAGCTATCTTCGCAGTATTATGTGGATGCTTTAAGAGAGATTATTAATTTAATTAACCCAGTGCAAGACAAGAAATTTATTTTAAGTGATGAGAAAGTTACACGAGTTAAGTGAGCCATTAAAAGCTATTTTACAGGATGAATTAGATAAAAGGATTCCAAAGACAGATTTTAGACAAGCTACTTTGTTTAGGATAGCAGATTTACTCTTAATGATGCAAATAAAGCTAATAGAGGCAAACAAAACCAAATTAGATAGTAAGACTTACAAAGACAATCTTAATGCTTTAGAAACGCTTAATTTAGCTTTTGTGATGATGACTGATTTAGAAGGAGAAAATTCTTTATTACGAAGTGAATTACTAACTTTGAGGCACGAAGCGGAAATAATTATAGCAGAATTGACTGAAAGAGTTAAAACTCTTGAAATGATAGATGACTTATGACAATACTATTTATAATATTAGCAGCTATTTGTAACTCGGTAATGGATGTACTTTCAACAAGGTACTACATTTCTATTTTTGCAAACTTAAAAAATAGGCAATTTTGGGATTGGAATATGTCCTGGCGCAACAAATGGCAGTGGGGCGAAAAAGAAAATGGCGAGAAGTTCTTTTTATCTTCAACTATGCTTTCGTTTTTAACGGATGGCTGGCATTTATTTAAAGCCTTGATGCTACTCTTTATTTCTTTAGCTATTGTAACTTATAAACCTATCTTTGGTTATTTTGATATAATTCTATTTTCTATTATTTGGGGAGTAGTGTTCGAGATGTTTTACACTAAAATACTTTTAAAATGAGTACAACAATCTTAAAGAAAAAAGCAGATGCTATATTTTCAACTTATATCCGTTTAAAGTACGCTGATGAGAATTTAGATGTTAAGTGCTTTACTTGCGATAAGGTATATCCTTACAAAAAGATACAGAACGGTCACTTTTATTCAAGAGGTATTTTAAGTTTAAGATACGATGAACAAAATTGCCGACCACAATGCTACGGTTGTAATATAGCGAGAAGTGGTAATTATATCGAATACTACAAGAGACTGGAAAAGGAAATAGGTAAAGGTGGAATGGATTTTCTTGAACACAAAAGACATCAAACAAAGAAAATGGGCAAGGCAGACTATCAAGACTTAATTGACCTATACACGCAGAAAGTAGCTGATTTATAAAAATATATTACCTTTGTAAAATGAAAACCGAATTAGTAAGCATAAAATTAGTAAAGTCAAACCCGAACAATCCACGAATTATAAAGGATGATAAGTTTGCAAAATTAGTAGCATCAATTAAGGAGTTTCCAAAGATGCTTGAAATAAGACCTATTGTTGTAAACGATGATATGATAGTCTTAGGTGGTAATATGAGATTAAAGGCTTGTATTCACGCTGGATTAAAAGAAGTTCCAATTATTAAAGTTTCAGATTTGACAGAGCAAGAACAAAAGCAGTTTATTATTAAAGATAATGTAAGCGGTGGCGAATGGGATTGGAATATGTTAGCTAACGAATGGGATGCTGAAGAACTTGATGCTTGGGGATTAGATGTACCTGATTTTGGTAAAGAAATAGAAGCTGAAGAAGATGACTTTGAAACACCTGAAGGCGGAATAGAAACGGATATTGTTTTAGGGGATTTATTTGAGATTGGAGAACATAGGTTATTATGTGGGGATTCAACGGATAGCGATGCAGTAGCAAAGTTAATGGATGGGCAAAAGGCTGATATGGTATTTACCGACCCGCCTTATGGAATGAAGTTAGATGCTGATTATAGTGGAATGAAAAGCGAAATATTTAAGGGTGGTATTGGTGGCAAGAAATATGATAATGTAAAAGGAGACCACGAAGATTTTACTGAAGAATTAATTAATACAATATTTGCTTGTTTTAATGATTGCAAGGAAATATTTATATGGGGTGCAGATTATTTTGCAGAGTTGCTTCCTAATAAAAATGATGGCAGTTGGGTAGTATGGGATAAAAGAGCAAATGGCAATGATGATATAGCAGAGGATAAAAGTTCCGATAAAATGTATGGTAGCACCTTTGAATTATGTTGGTCAAAGAATAAACATAAGAGAGATATTGCAAGGGTTAAATGGGCAGGAATCTTTGGTATGCCATCCCAAGATACTAAAGGCAGAGTACACCCAACACAAAAACCTATTGAGTTAGCTAATTGGTTCTTTAATAAATGGGGTAAGGATAATGATTTAGTTGTTGATTTATATTTAGGTGGAGGAACAACAATGGTGGCTTCACATCAATTAAATCGTAAATGCTACGGTATGGAATTAGACCCAAAGTATTGCCAGGTAATAGTAGACCGAATGCGTAAACTTGACCCTACAATTAAAATTAAAAGGAACGGAGTAGATTATGGCATATAAAACAGAGGAATTGGAAAAAAAGTCTTTAGAGGCAATAGATAAGCATAAATTGTTCTTTATTGAGGATGTGGTAGCGTTTTTACCTTGCACAAAGACTACCTTCTATGAGCATAAACTGAACGAATCTAACGCTATAAAAGAAGCACTGGAAAAAAACAAAGTAGAGATTAAAACATCAATGCGTTCAAAGTGGTATAAAAGCGAAAACCCTACTTTACAAATGGGATTATATAAGTTAATCGGAACACCTGAAGAAGCCGAACGATTAGGTACTACTTTAAAACATACAGGCGGTATGGATTTAGGTATTACTTTCAACGAGACTAAAACCTATGATACTAACGAAGAAGCAGACTAAGGCACTTGATAGATTAGAAGACAACATAACCAGTGAGGTTATATTTGGAGGTGGTGTAGCAGGAGGCAAATCAGCACTTGGTGTTTATTGGATTATTAAATGCTGCTTAAAATATCCAGGCTCAAGAGCATTAATGGGCAGAGCAGTCCTTAAGACTTTAAAAGATACTACACTAAATTCGTTTTACGATGTATGTAAACTGCAAGGAATAAAAGCAGGGCAGCATTATGTTTATAACGCTCAATCTAATATTATTACTTTCTCAAATGGCTCGGCTATTTACTTAAAAGATTTGTTTCAATATCCTTCAGATGTAAATTTTGATGAACTTGGGTCACTTGAAATTTCTTTTGCATTCATAGATGAGTGCAATCAAATAACAGAGAAAGCCTGGAACATAGTTAAATCAAGGATAAGATACAAGCTAACAGAGTTTAATATAATACCAAAGATGCTCGGCACTTGCAATCCTGCAAAGGGATATGTTTATAATAACTTTTATAAGCCTACAAAGGATGGCACGATAAGCGAAAGCAAAGCCTTTATTCAATCCTTAATACAGGACAATCCTTATATTTCGGAGCATTACATTCAATCTTTGCAATCTTTAGACAAGTTTAGTAAGGAGCGTTTATTATTTGGTAACTGGGAATACGATGATAATGACAATGCTTTAATTGAGTATGATAAGATTATTGATATGTTCACAAACGAACACATTCCAAGCGGTAAGGGTTACATATCAGCCGATATTGCACGATTTGGTAAGGATAAAACTTTAATAATGGTTTGGTCAGGCTTTAGGGTTACTGAAATACATAAATTAGAAAACAAGGCAACCAATGAAGTAGCAGCATTCATTAAGCATTTAAGTAAAAAGCATTCAATTCCTTATTCTCAAATCATTTGTGATGAGGATGGTGTTGGTGGCGGTGTGGTGGATTATGGCTTTAAAGGATTTGTTAACAATAGCAAGGCATTAACAGGAAACTATATTAACTTAAAATCTGAATGCTACTACAAACTTGCAGAGTTAATCAATCAAGCTGGAGTGTGGGTGATGTCTGAAGATGTAAAGATTAAAAAAGAATTAACCGAAGAACTTGAATGGGTGCAAAGGCATAACGCTGATAAGGATGGTAAACTTGCGGTGCTACCTAAAGACAAAGTTAAAGAACATTTAGGAAGGTCTCCCGATATAAGTGATGCTTTGATGATGCGGATGTGGTTTGAACTTAAGAAGTTTGACTTTGTTGTAATGTAAAAGTTATCTAAATTTATCGTAAATTTGTAAAAATAATTGCTTATGAACTTCTTTCAACGAATTAAAGCTGCTATACTACCTACTCAAGGTTCGGATGCGGGCAACAAATACAATCAATCTTTATTCTCTTATTTTAACGGAATATTCTTTAACATACCTAATAATCCTCGTGCTTATGTTCGTAGTGGTTATCAGGCTAATCCTGATGTATTTGCGATTATTAATATGATTGCAAAGAAGGCTGCTTCAGTTCCTTTTTATGTTTACGAGATAGAGAACAAAAAGAGTTTTAATAGAACAAAGAATAATAAGTTTAACTTACTTAAAAAGGGATTAACCGAAGTTGAAGGTACTGACTTAAATAAGCTGATTGCAAGACCAAACGAGATGCAAAGCCAGCAGGAATATATCGAATCTTTAGTTTCATTCCTTGAGATTACTGGTAACGCTTACTCTTATAAGTTTATGCCAGAAGTTGGAAGAAATAAAGGTGTACCAACTAAATTATATCCTTTACCATCACAATTCACACAAATCATAGGTAGTGGTACTTTTGAGCCGATTAGTGCATATAAGCTACAAATAGGAAACCAAGAAATAGAATTTAAAGTAAACGAAGTAAACCATATTAAGTTCTTTAATCCTGATTATAATGTTAGTGGTAATCAGCTTTATGGAATGAGTCCTCTTATGGCTGCTTGGGAAACTGTTTCGAGTTCTAACGAAGGTACAAGAGCAAAAGCTAAAGCGTTTATTAACGGTGGTGCAGCAGGTCTACTTTTTAGTGGCGATAAGGATGCAATGTTAGATGGTGAGCAAATTAGCAAGATTAACCAACAAATTGATAGTAAACTTACAGGTGCAGACAACTATAAGAGAATTGTAGCTACTAATGGTATTGTTGATTATAAGCAAATCGGAATGAGTCCAGCAGATTTAGAAATTATTAAATCAATAGGAGCAGATAGGGACACTTTATGCAGAGTGTTTGGTGTAGACCCTATCTTAATGGCTACTGATTCAGCTTCTTACAATAATAAGGAAATGGCTTACAAAGGTTTGGTAACAAACACAGTTATTCCTATTCTAAATATGATTAGAGGTATGTTTAACGAGGTTGCTTTATACTACTCTTTAAGGGATGGTAAAGAATACTATATTGATTACGATGTTCAAGCGTTTCCCGAAATGCAAAAGGATATGGAGAAAATAGTTACCCAAATGAAAGAAAGTTGGTGGATTACTCCTAACGAAAAAAGAGATGCAATGAATTATGATAGATTAGACCAGGAAGATATGGATAGAATTTTAGTCCCTACTAACTTAACTTATCTTGATGAATTAGGAATGAGCGACCAAGCACTATAATGACACAAGAAGAATTTGACACTAAACTACAAAAGTATTTAGAAACTTACGGCTATCGTTTGTATTCTAAGGCTTTAAAAGAATCTATACAACCTATCATAGACGCTTTAAACGAATCGGAATCGGTTGAGTTTACTAAATCTATTTCTGGGATGTTATACACAGGAGTGCCTATCGCAATTGCTATGCAAACCTTTTATAATACTGCTTGGAATAAACAGTTAAGAGGTTATGTTAAATGGCTAAAGGCTAACTTACCAGCAGAAGCAACTATTGGAATAGGCTTTGAAAATCCAATAATGGAAGCTGCTTTAAAAGAATATTTTTCGACCATAGGTGGGCAACACATCAAAGATATTAACGATACAAGTTTAAGAAGGGTACAATCAGCATTCCAAACGGCTTTAGATAATAACGAAGGTTTTAGAGGTGCAGAAAGAAGATTGATTAATGAAGTAGGAATGAATAAAACAAGAGCAAGGCTTATAGCAAGAACAGAATCAGTAATGGTTACTAACGCTTCTAAGTTTACTCAAAGTGAGTTAATGCCTATTTATATGGAAAAGACTTGGGTACACGACCATCCAAAGATGCCAAGAGATTGGCACATAACTTTAAGTGGTAAGACTATTGACTTAAACGAGAAGTTTAATGCTAATGGATATATGATGAAACATCCAGGCGACCCTAATGGTGGCTTAACAAATAATGCTAATTGCAAATGTACAA